GTTCGATGAATTCCGCTGTCTTGGTCGGCTTGACGAACACCCGGGCAATCATTTCATTGCGATCGATAACCGCCGGAGTGTTGGTTTCCTCATCACACTGGAAGGCGTAGTCATAGAGACCGCCTTTCTCCTTGATGTCCTGCAGGAAGGGATTGATCAGACGACCGAGCGCCCGCCATGTCTGCGGATTGTTCGGTTCGAACACCACAAAACGGGATGACTCGGAAATGGCTTCCTCCATATACATCATCAGGCGACGGACATTGATTCGGTCCACCGCTGAAGGCTGACTCTGGAGTGTTTTCTGGCCCCAGATGTTGATACCGATGTCCGGGAAAACGGCAATGACATTGACCCCTTCGGGATAGAGCACATCGCGTTCGCCACGGCTGGTCTTGTAGGCGACCGATACCGCGTTGAAGATGCGGCCACGATCGATTCCAGCCGGAGCCCACCAGACGTAGGTCTTCTGGTCGCTTCGGGCACAGCACCCGGCTACAGCGCCACAGGGCGGGATGTATTTCTTGCGGGCGGTGATTGGATCGCTGATCTCCAGCCACGGATAATAGAGAGCCGCGTAAGACGAGTTGAAGGCCGCGTGGGTGTAGGTTCCCTGACCCTTCCTGAAGTCAACGACCTCCAGCGGTTCAAGCATGAACGGCGTATCGGCAATGAAAAACAGGTCCTTGCGGTTCTCCGCATAGGTGATTCCGGCATTGATAACCGGGACGGTTGTAACGCCGGGGACCATCAGCAGATTCAGTGCATCGATCTCATCGAAGGCATACAGCCCGGTATGCTGGGACGGGTCGCCGATGTAATCCGAATCAGTCACACCGGTGAGGCCATTGTCGCCACCAATAAGCGGATAATCTCCAACATTGGGTCTGTCATTTGCAGTCCCTGTAGACGGGGACAAATCACTGACAGTGATGAAATCCGAGACCTCATTGATCATGAGTTCCACATGATTGGCCGACGTCTCATCCATTGAGAGGTCTTTGAACACCTCGACGATGTTATCCTTGTATTTGACAACGAGATTGAAGGCGTTGGCCGGGTCCAGTGAGCCGTCCTCGATCGTCACGGAAATACGGTCGCCCCATGTCCCGGGGTTGGCTGCGTTTACTTGCAGTGTGAGCTCAGGTGTTGATTCCCGATTGGAAAGAACGGCAACCGAGTTAACAGCACTCAGGGTGCTTTTGTCGGTGATATCAGTGTAGTGGGCAACGCGACAGACATAGAGGATCGAACCGCCATTGTCGAAAAAGGCTCTGGCCGCATAAGCCAGGTATCCTTCATTGATGTAGGAGCCGAATTTATTGATGAACTGCTCCCAGCTCGTTACCAGCACCGGTTTGTTAACAGGGCCTTTTTCGGTGATGCCCACCATGGCAGCCGCCGAGGTGGAGATCTGCTTTACATAAAAACTGAAGTCGGTTTCCCGGGTGTAAATTCCGGGAGATAGATATGCTGGCATCGTTATTTCCTCCGTTTCGTGGTTTTGGGTTCAGTGGTTTCAGCCGTCTCATCTGAAACGGAGGGCTTTTTCTCTTCCTGTTTTGAAAGGCCCACCAATCCGCGTTTTTCAGCAAGCGTGATTTCTGGTGAGATATCCTTTTGTGGAATCGAGGTGCGCTCACGCGGGCCGAGATGCAATGTTCTGTCTCCGGCCAGATTGAAGGTGAGCGGTTGAAACTGAAGGTTTCTGATTTCAATCACTGTTCATCTCCTTTGGGTTCATAGGTTCGTTCTTCATTCACGCTGCCGTGAAACTGGAAAGTTCGGTCCTTGATCAGATGGCCGTTTCTGATTTCGCCATCGTAAACAGGACAGTCTTCAATGCGGATGCGTCCGGAGCTTTGCTTCAGATTGGAAAGGTTGACCCGGTTCAGGCCGCCCAGCGGAGCGATCTCCGTCAGGTTGAGTTGGCCTTGATCCGTAATGGTCAAAACGGGATTGCGCTGGACAAAGCGGGAGACCGACTCCTGAAATTCAAGGAGCCCGACCTCACGGTCCACCGTCACAATCAGGTCAAAGTCGAGATGATAGAGACGCGGAAAAGAACACTCCTCGAATGACAGAGCGTCCACGTCCTTTTCAATCAGGCGGCTTTGGCTGCGGCGCAGTTTGTTTTCGCTGACTCGCGGCCCTTGCAGAATGACGCTGGGTGTGCGCTGAACCTCAAAAACATCATCAGGCAGAACCAGCACGGCATCCGGGTGGATGTCGGCTTTGACCTGCCTGATCAGTGTTTCTGTAACGGTTCGTATTGTGCTCACGGTAGCCTCCGGTTGTTTCTGCCAGATTACTTACCGGAAGCGCTGCGGATGTGTCGGATCAGAGAATACCTTTCAGAGCGGTGCGATAATTTTGCTCAATCTCTTTGCGGTATTTCTGCATGACGGGATGAAGGAAAGGTCTGGCCGGAATAATAATGGTCGCCCCGTTTGGGTGGTTGATGGTGGCTCCGTATTCCATGACAGCGCCGATATTCACCATGCTTTCACCGTCCTTGTTGACGGTTCCACGGAGCAGACCGACAAATGCCTTGTCCGCCATGATTTTCTGGGTGATGGAATTGATCAGAAATCCGGTGTCGATGAGGGCTTTGCTGGAACCCTTGCGGGCGATGGTGCTGTCGGCCAGCTTGGCAAACGCCTGCCCGCCGGGGGCCTGATTGCGGATACCGCGTTGAATCTCCCGGACAAGAAACAGGGCATTGCGGATGGTCGCCTGCTGGAGGGCCATGGCGATTCGGGGACCAAGGGCACCATTCAGCTTGGCTTTGGCCTTGTTCCAGTCACCGGTCCGTTTAACGCCCATGGATTGTCACCAGCTTGATAGATTGGTGGGTAATGACTCCAAAAAAGTGTTCTTCTTCGAGGGTCTGTATTCTGTATGTGACTGTCTCTATCTGGAGCCTGTCCTCCGGGAGCACGTCAGCTTCCGGCAGCACTGAGACGGTGGCATCGATTTTTCCGGCGAGGTCTTCCGGAGGTGTGTGGACTATTTCAACGGGGATAGCGCCGACTGGGCTGTATTCCTGATCGTCGCTTCCATACAGATTTTCACCGGGAACAATGCGCAGCACCGTGGCGGTGATGCCGGAGGAGACAATCAGTTCTCTGACATCCTTCACGGCCTGTTCTTTTTCCCGATCTGTCAAAAGCATCAGCAGTCCTCTTCAAGGCATATTCCTTGTTCGTAAATCACCGGAGCAAGGCCGCCGGGAGTGATGATGTAGCCATCCTCGTTGACCTCGGTTCCCGGCTTCAATGCGGCGAGTCTCTTGCGGTATTCATCCAGCAGATCCACTTCAAGCTTGGCCCAATGTTCCGGCTGCTTGGATTTGTCGACCCGTTTGTCGCCGCTGGAAAACGAGAAAGCATTGGCGGTGGCAGAGCGCATCACCTGACAGGCATGTATCTGCCCGAGCAACAGAAGCAGCTCCCTGAGTTCACCGCTGATGTCCGGCAGAATCTGCTCACCCTCGATGGTCAGAGTTATCTCCGCATCCCGGGACAGCTTAAAAACCGCCTTCCGGACGCATCTCTCCAGTGTTGAATCAACAAAGAGAGACGCATCCGGATCGGATAGGTCGATGCGCAGGTCGGCTATGAGCTCAGGAAGCGTCAACGTCAACCTCCGCAAGACGGTTCTTCAACGCGTCGATCACGGTTCTGCGTTTTTCGCCTTCCATATAGCCTTTGAGCTTGGCCGGGTCGGCTTCTTCATTGACCTTGGAAATGGCATCGGTCGCGTTGAGCTTACTCAGATCATCATCCTGATCCTGCTTGCCCTGAGAGGGAGCATTGCCTGCCTTCTCCTTGTCGACCTGAATTACCACTCCGGTTTGAAGGCAGTGTTTGATCTGGTCTGTCTGTTCTTCAACAGGCGCAACCTCTCCGGGAAACAACTTCAGCCCGGCATCCGGGATGATGAGAATGCCGGGACGGACATTTTTTATCGTCAACATGATTCCTCCTTTGGCATTAAACACCAAGTTTCACTCGGGCCAGAACGTCCGGGCGGGTAATGCCCTGACCGATTTCAGACCATACCAGCCAGCCGGTTTTGAAGCGGGTCTTCTGGTCGATGGATTCAGCCTTGAGCTTCTCGCGGACCGGCATTTTCCCCACTTCTTCATCCGGAATGATCAGGATTTCATCGAGGGGCATGGATGCCGTCAGCAGAATGCCGCCGGTGCCGTAGTTCTTGACCACGCCTTTCTGACGCAGCTCCAGCTTGGTCTGAGGATCGAGATCCCAGCCGCGCAGATCATTGAAGCGGCGACCACGCATGACGATATACTTCACCGACAACTCGAGGTCCTCGATGATGGAGATCGCCTCGTTAAGGGCTTCCTCGGTCAGTGTGTTTCCGGCCACTTCAACGGTATTGGCCGCCGGAACCGCAGCCGACAATACGGAGATGGTTCTGCGGTCCATCTCTTTTCGAATGGCATCCGAGGCACTGGTCTGGATATCCATCAGCGTGCCGATGTTGCCGTTCTTGAGGACGGAGATATCCACCATTGGATTGGAATGGATGCGGTTGGTCGGAAACTCGACTTCATCCTTGCCGATCTCCTGTTCTTGCGCTTCACCGTCCTTGCTGATCCAGTGGGCTTTGACGGTCGGCTTTTTCTGGTAAAGCGGACGTTCACCCTTGGGCAGCGTGTGTTTGGTCAGCAGCAGCGAGGAGATTTCCTTGCGCCGGATCTCCTGTTCGATCGGAGCGGCAATTGCAGCAGCCAACGCCTGCATCCCTTCCGGGGACTCAAGAGCTTCACTCATGAGCCTTGCCATGGTCTCCATGTATTCCTGGCTGTGAATGTTCATTGGGTTGTTCTTCATGTGTACAGCTCCTGTGGTTAAATAAGCAGTTTGAATTTCAAAACGCCGCTCTGGACGGAAATGGCCTGAGCGATGACAAACTCGTCATTCCCGATGTTTCCGCCGGTCAATTTGCCGGTGGCCGAGACCTTCAGGTCATCCCCGGGATTGATCGTCCCTTCAAACACATCCGTTTCGTACACACCGCCGTTGCAGTAGATGCCGGGCATTTCACCGCCAGCGTAATCCTTGATCAGGATGCCGAAAGAACGGACCTCCGGATCGGTGTTGACAGAAAACAGATCGTTTCCCGCCAGACTCACCAGATGGCCAAGCTGGCCATCGCCTTGCATATAGCCGTCACCGTAAGCGAGGCCCCTGTGACATGGATTGATAAAAGACATAGCTCTTCTCCTTGTTAGTTGATATCCACGTTTTCGTTCGATTCGTTACCGACACGGTTGTTGTAGGCAGCCATGAAGCCGCTGCGCAGGCGATCCTCGAGGGATAGCTTGCGGTCATCCACATCGTGAGGTCTCACTCCGGCGGAACTGCGCATGGGTGCTTCGCTCGATGCTTTGGACTTCTGTTTTTCAGGCTCTTTTTCCGGTTCCGGCTGAGCCTTGGCATCCGCCTTGTGGCTATTGGCCATCTTTTCATAGGCAGCCTCGGTGGCGGCAAAAGCGTCATCCGACAATTCCGCCAGCCGCTTGAGTTCCGTGTCGCGGTCTTCGCCGAAATCCATGCCTTGCTTTTCGAGCTTTGAAATCAGCTTGTGGGCGCGGGCTTTCGAAGCGGCAGCCTTCTGTTCGGCTTCCAGTTCCTGAATGCGTTTCTGAAGTTCGGCCACCTGAGCTTTCAGCTGGCGGTTTTCCTTTTCCAGCTCGCCTCCGGGAGCTGGATTGTCTTCCTGCCGTTCCTGTTTTTTCTTAGCGGCGTCGGCGGACGACTCATCTGGTTTCTTGGTTTTTTCGTCCATAGTTGGATCTCCTTTGGGTTGGTGTTCAACAGATGGTTCCTGAACCGACGCCACCTGCAGAATGCGGGCATTTTCATCTGCCCCTTTGCGGTCCAGCAGGCCCAGGCCCGTAAAAGTCACGCCGTGAAGAATCTCGTAGACGGGTTTCCCATCGAGTTCACGGCCCTTAAATTTTCTGAGGTGTGTGCAGTAATCGGCTTTGCTCTTGAAGCGCTTGTGGCAGACGGAGCATTCACCTTCTTCGTAATCACACTCCATCGATACCTGCGTGATGATGCCTCGCTTCATGAGCTTGTAGGCCAACTGGGCATTGGGCGTGTCTCCCGTATAGAGCTCACCCACGCATTCAACCCGACCGCCGATTTCATCTTCCAGATAGTCAGCCGCCACAATTCCACCGACGATGTCGCCAAACTCCTGCGAATGCTGCAGGTCGACTTTCTTGTTGATGACGGTCATGTGCCTCGTGGCCAGCTCTTCAGCGGTGAAATGGTCACCATTCCGATTGGTGCCGGTTCGGCAGAGGATGAAGGTAAACTGGGGATCGCCCGGCAGACCTCCGCTCATCGCTTCGGCGTTCAGCCCCGCATTTTCATCGAGACAGAGTTCCACCGGGATGGATGTATGGATATTGGCGGCGGCAGCCATCGGAACAGGCTTTGCCGCCTGATCGGTATCCGCATGGGACTGGTTACCTTTCAGACAAACGAAAAGGCGTTCCTTGGCGCTGGACGCCTCGCCATGCTTGGAGGTGATCGAATACTTATGGTCCTTGGTTTTCATTCGGCTCTGACGCCCCAGACCGCCGATGATCTTTTTCATCTGCTGTTCGTTCGGATAGGCATGGTCGCGGTATGAAATAAGCCAGTGCGGGATATGGGTGGCGTTGCCGAGAAACTCCTGAAAGAAGTCGGAGGCGTTGCCCTTGGTGACCGTTACATGGCTGGTCTCGTAGTTTTTGACCTTGGTATCCGCCTTGATGGTCAGGCCGTCCCAATAAGTCATCAGCCCTTCGACAAAGTGATAGGCTTTTTCATAATTGGTGGTCGAAAACTCGGTGGCATACGGCGGATCAAAATAAGCGAGGTCAGCTTTCACCTTGGGAAGGATCTCGTTAACATCCCCGCGATAGGCTTTGTTCTCCTTGCCGTTATCGAATATCAGGGCGTTGATCCGCTCAATATTCGCCTTCAGGCGTTTTTTGAATTCATCAGGGGTGTCCTGACGCTTGCCGTAATCGGTGGAAGACGAGAAGTGGCCGAAGCCGCCTTTGCCGCTCATGCAGGTTTTCCCGAGGGCAAACAGCGCGATGTCCTTTTTGTATCCGGACAGATCGTCGCAATTGGCTCTCAGCGAGTCGATGAGCGCGTGAACGCCTTTGGCAAAGAAGATCCCTTTGAAATTGTCCTGAACAAAGGTTTTGGCTTTGGGGTTGTCCGCCAGCAGCTTTTCGATCTCTGCCTCGGACAGCCGCGTCGAACTGTTTTCAATAATGGCTCTGGCTGCATGGTGACTGTAGCGAAGACGGTCATTGGCAAAAACTCGCAGCCCTTTGGATTTGTACATGTAAGCAACAACAGCCGAGCCGGAAAAGGCATCCAGAACGGAGGAAACTCCGTCCGGGGTGTTACGCCAGATCCAGTCGACCAGTTTCTGTTTGCTGCCGATGTAGTTGGTGATGTACTTGGGGCGTTTCTCCGGGGGTTGCTCTTCAGGAGCCTTCTGTTCGGCTGCATCGGTCCCGAGCTCGTCGGGATCGATTGCGAGCGCCGCATCTGCCTCAAGGAGGAACGCCAGCCTTTCCAGGTCAGTGGCAAACATTTCCATCAAATTCTCCGGTTCAATCACTGTTATTTGCCCCGATCGCACCGGGCGAGCGGGAGGTTTCAGCGATTACTTACCGGAAGGCTTTGAAATGTGTCGGAAAGGCGTCTGCTTTTTTATGAGGAAATCTGGCAGTCAGATATTTGTATGCCGATTCCCGGGAATTACCTTGATTTTTTACTTATCATCCGTTATCTTTTAATCTCAAATATTAACTCTGAGCACAAGGGCGTTTTAGACGATATGACAGAAAACGACAAATGGCTGACAATGGAAGAGCTGGCCGCTTACCTGAAGATGAGCCAAACCAAGCTCTATGCCATGACGCAAAAAGGCGAGATCCCCGCATCAAAGATTGGGAACCAATGGCGGTTTGATCGGGATGAAATTGATGAATGGATGAAAAACAAGCGGCCTTCAGTTGTTAAAAAATCTCCGGGGGAATTAGAATGAGTAGCTCAACAACGCTGAGTCCGAATGAAAAAACTGTTCGCCTAGTCGATTATTTGCTACGGATAGCGACTCTGCGTTCGAAGCTGATTCGTGATATTGCTGAATACGAGAAAATACTTTGGGTTTCAAACGTTCCACATGAGCGAGGGTGTTTTACTCAGGCATGGGGGCGTGATGAAGAGCATGAGCCGGACGAGTGGATTGAGGTGGAAAATCGCCGGGAGCCTGAATTGCCTACAGTTCCCGCTCAATGCAAAGACTGGGTGAACCAAACTACTCTACGAAATAAGGATGACTTGCCTGAACTTCTGTCAAAAATTACTAGACAAATCCAAAATCCGGATTGGCGCGAAGGATCGGACCAACCAGAAACGATTCCGCGCACTGAACATATAGAAGGTTATCCGGCGATTCAGAGTGCTTGGGATCGATATGTTGAAGAAAAATGGCTGCCTTGGACTGAACTACATAATGCTTGGGCGAAGGTCCATAAAGTATATTCTTCACTCTTTGCCATCCATCAAGAGCAACTCCGCCTTGGGGAGGAATATGAACTCGTGCTTGGTTTGGGCCTGTTGACTTGGCAGACGCCCACCGGGCAGCGTACCCGGCGGCATTTGGTTGTAGCCGACGCTATTCTTGAATTCGAAGCCCGTTTGGGTAAATTCACCGTCCGTCCACATACCGAAGGTGCCAAATTGCGGCCCGAACTCGATATGTTGGATATTGAGGAACAACCAGCGCGTGCCGAAGAAACCGCGAAGGCGTCACTTTCCAGAGCCGAAGATGACCCGTGGGAGAAGGGATGTGTTGAAGGTGTGCTTCAGGCTTTGGTTCATTCCATCAATTCGCAAGGCGATTATGACGATACACTGGAAGTAAAAAATAGTCGCGCTTCATCGAAGCCGGTTGTCGAACATGCTCCTGCTTTGATTCTGCGAAAGCGCTCTACCAAAGGCCTCACTGAAGCATTGAAACGGATCAAGGAGCAAATCGATAAGGGCGAAGACATCCCCGGAGAATTTGCAGATCTTGCGGAGGTTCACACGAAAAATGATCGTGAACAGGGAGACGGTCCATGTAATACCAATGCTGAATTTGATGGAGAAGTATTTTTTCCAAAGCCTTCGAATGATGAGCAACGTCGCATTGTAGATAAGATTCGTGCGGCAAGCGGCGTTCTGGTACAAGGGCCGCCGGGCACAGGGAAATCTCATACTATCGCGAATCTGATATGCCATTTGCTTGCAACGGGACAACGCACACTGATCACGGCAAAAACACCACGTGCGCTTCAGGTTCTTGAAGGACTTGTTCCAAATGAATTGCGCCCTCTCTGTATCAACTTACTTGGTAGCGGATTAGAAGAGCGGCGATCTTTAGAGTCCAGTGTCGGAGGCATTCTCCGCAAAAATGAGGAATGGAAAGAAGATCGTGCTACGCGAGAACGTGCGGAGCTTGAAGAGAGTCTTCGAAATCTCCGTGAAGAAAAGGCCAAGGTCGAGCGGCGGCTCCGTGACATCCGAGAATCCGAAACACATACCCAATCCATTGCAGAGGGAGCCTATCGAGGAACAGCGGCTAGAATCGCCGAAGCCGTTAGCCGCGACCTCGCCGCCTACAAGTGGTTCTTGGATTCGGTACCTTTAGACAAGACCTGCCAGATATCCACAAGCGATTTGCGTAGCGTTCTGGAGACCCTCCGTCGCTTTACGCTTGAGAAGCGGAGAGAATTGGAGCTTGTATGGCCCGAGGCCTTGCTGTCCACGGAAGGCTTTGCCGATCTGGTAAAGAACGAGATAAGTGCGATTGAAGAACAGGAAGCATCAAAAGACGGAGCCGATGAACGTTTCGCCGATTTGCTGACAAAAAATGATCCATCGACCATTGAGGCGATTCGCGATATTCTGTCCATTTTCCGCGATACCAGAAAAAGGTTAATGGCGGTTCCGCATTCGTGGATGAATGATGCCTTGCGCGATATCCTAGGCGGCAATTCATCCCTGTGGCACGAACTGCTCCGTGTCACGCGATACGCAATTGCATCAGTCGAGGAACACATTGCGGTAGCGGATGACACCAGTATTGAATTCCCGGACACATGCGATGTCAAAGCGCTATGTGAAGACGCGAGAAAACTTAAAGAGCACATGGACAATGACGGAAAACTGGGTTGGGGGGTATTCCGGCCGAGGCCCGTAAAAGAACGGATTTATGTGATCAAGTCTGTAAAGATCGACGGTCGCCCTTGCTTGACAGGCGAACATTTCGCAACCCTTGCCAAGGTACTGCATGTCCGCATCGAATGCGAGAAAGCATGGGGCTATTGGATCGGGCGGTCTGATAAGGCGCAAGGGCCATATGCTCTGCAACTGACTACTCTCAAATCACTGAGCAACGCACTTGAAAGCGCCTTGTCGCTTGAAGGAATTATTGGCAATTGCCGTGAGGCAATACAGAGATGCCCGACAATAGAAGTGCCCGTATGGGCAGATGAGTCCCAGGTTGAAAGAATAATCCTCTCCTGTCGTCTCGCGTTGGCAAGTCTCCACAGACGGATTACTGCTGAGGAAATCCAGCGCATTGAAGTTCCAGTTTCTTCCATAGCCGCCAAGAGGAACGCACATCCTGTAACGAAAGAATTACTGATCGCGATTCGTGACCGCAATTTTGACGGATTCGCACAAAGCATAAACAAGATACAGGATTTGGATAAGGAGCGCCTGCGCCTCCAGGAAATCGAAGAATACCTAAAGAAATTACGCCACCTGCTTCCGCGCCTTGCGGATTGTTTGGAGGCCACCTGCTATGAGCCATATTGGGAGGAGCGAATTCAGCGTATTGGCGACGCATGGCATTGGGCGCAAGCGCGATACTGGATCGATGAATACATCCGGCAGGAAGATGTTCCGGCTCTCTCCAAACGGGCCAAACAGATTGAGGACGAGGTAAACGGCATTATTGCACAGCTTGCCTCGCTTCATGCGTGGTCCTTCTGTTTCTCGCGACTCAAGGAAGAACATCGCCGCCATATGGAAGCTTGGCAACAGTCCATGCGGCGGCTTGGTAAAGGAACCGGAAAACACGCGCATCGCCATCGCCGTGAGGCCCAAGGGCATTTGAATGAATGTCGCGAAGCGGTTCCTGCTTGGGTAATGCCCCTCCATCGTGTTTGGGATACAGTATATCCTTCGCCGGGCATGTTCGATGTCATTATCGTTGACGAGGCTTCGCAATGCGGCGTTGAGGCGCTCCCGTTGTTTTATCTGGGTAAGAAGATATTGATTGTTGGCGACGACAAGCAGATCAGCCCAGATGCAGTGGGTTTGCCACGCGGTGCGGTACATCGTCTAATGGAAGAGTTCCTTTACGATTTCCGCTTCAAATCCTCTTTCGATATAGAGAGCAGTTTGTTCGATCACGGAAAACTGCGTTATGGAACCCGACGGATTACTCTGCGCGAGCACTTCCGCTGTATGCCGGAAATAATTCGGTTTAGTAACGATCTTTGCTATTCAGATACACCGCTAATTCCATTGAGACAGTACGGTCCGAACCGATTGCCACCACTTGAACATGTTTTTGTGAGTGGCGGATATCGCGAAGGCACGAACAATCGGACTATCAATCGCCCGGAAGCCGAAGCCATCGTCGCAAGAATAACCGAACTGTGTGACGACAGCCGCTACGACGACATGTCGATTGGCGTGGTTGTTCTTCAGGGAGAAGCGCAAGCTGCATTGATCGAGAATCAATTACTTGAACGACTGGGCGCGGAAGAAATGGAACGGCGACGTCTGGTTTGTGGCAATCCTTACAGTTTTCAGGGCGACGAACGCGACATTATGTTTCTGTCGCTCGTTGCGGCCAATAACGAAAGAATTGGTCCACTCACGAAGGCTTCCGACGAGCGACGGTTCAACGTTGCAGCTAGTCGCGCCCGCGACAGGATGATTCTTTTCCATTCTGTCACCTGTGATGACCTCAGCACTGCTTGTCTCCGACGAAAACTCCTTGATTTCTTCGAGAAAACAAAGCCGCAACAGATTGCTGGAATTGACCGGAATGAACTTGAAAGGCGGGCCGCTCAGGACAATCGACTCGAAGTGCGTCCGCCGAAGCCATTTGATAGCTGGTTCGAAGTTGACGTCGCATTGGAACTACTTCGCAAAAATTTTATTGTACTACCACAATACGAAGTCGCAGGAAAACATATCGACCTTGTGGTTGAGGGAGGGCAGGCACGACTGGCCATTGAGTGCGATGGTGACCACTGGCACGGTGCTGATCGATATGAAGATGATATGCAGCGTCAGCGGCAATTGGAGCGTTGCGGCTGGGAGTTCTTCAGAGTCAGGGAATCGGCGTTTTACTCAAACAAAAACGATGCTCTTGTTGGGTTGTGGCAAGTATTAGAAGAGCGTAATATTTTTCAGGGATCACGGTGTGTAGATCCTCGCATTGATAACGCTTTTGAAACTGAGTATGATGACGATCTTACTAATAATTCTGTGGAATATGACGAATATGACGATGGAATTTCTTCATTGTGTAATTCAGAAAATGACCCTAAACAATCATGTCATCGACTGGAAGAAATAACCACGGCAGAAATACAGCATGCCATTACTCATGCTTTGTCAAAATGTCCTAATCAATCATGTACGTTGCATTCGCTTACATCTAGAGTTCTTAAAGAGATAGGTGTCCTAACCAGAGGGAAACCACGACAGGATTTTGAGAAACGGACCCTGCGAAGTGTCAACGTTCTTGAAAAACGTGGAATAGTCGAAACTTACAAGGCTACAAATCGTAGAATACGCCTTTTGCTTCATAATGAACGATGATTTTTTATAATATCGATTACAGGAAGGTTGGTGCATCTGCAAAATGGATGTGCCGGTTGACCCGGAAACTTATCAATCGGGAAGGTTTTACCATTGAGAGGCCCACATACCGGACAGGTCCGCTCGTCACCCATGGTCATCCACTCCAGCTTCTCAATTCCGACACGCTCATGGAATTTAAGCCGCCCCATGTTGTGCGCCCGCAAGACTTCAGTCCGAGCGATCATTTCCATACGATACTGCGCCTTGCTGAACACTCGACTGCCAGCTTGCCTGAACGAGTCTTTGTCGATGATGACTTTGCCGAGGTCCCGGACAATTTCATCCGTACCTTTTCCCTCTATTATTCCCTGCATGATGATGCGCTTTACGCCGTCGGCCAGTTCCCGATTTACGTCACCGGCAAGCGTCAGGTTGTACTGGGTCATGAAGTCGAGGGCATTGGTATCGACGATGGAGAACACTTTGGTGGCCAGTTTATCGATACCATCAGGTTTCAGGTCGGCATAGAAAGGTAGTGATGCGGATGTCAGCTCAGTGATGCCCTGAGCGATGCCGCCTTTGAACGCGTCCTTGGTGCTTTTACGGAAGACAAGGGTCTGGCTCCGTTTCAACTGGCGCAAAACATCGTCCAGCTCGCCCTGTAGTTTCTCCAGACCTTTCAACGCAGCAAGCTTGTTGTCCGGCAGAGATCCCAGACTGCGGTATTTCAATATGGCCTGAGCCACTTCCTGTTCTGCCTTGTTGAGGGATTGAGTCAGCTGGGCGGTAATGAAATCGTTGTAGCGGTTGCGGGATTTCAGGCTCTTGAGCGTTGCCGCCTGAATGCGTTCTTTAAGGTCGGAAGGCATAGTCAGGATTCCCGGCGGTCAATGAATCTGCAGGCCGGGGAATCGAAAGTGCGCTCGGTGTTGTGTACCCGGCATCGGTTGGAATCGGGATTGAAGTGGCTGCATTCATCACACAGGGAAGTTGCCGCCGTTGCTTCCAGTTCCTCTGTATAGTGATTGTGTGCATCGGTATCGAGATCATTGCCGTCAGCGGGAATACCGAGCATCTTTCTGGCGCTGGGCACACTCATGATTCCGGAAACCACCATATCGACGACCGGCTTCACCTGCTTTTCATCCATCAGGTCGATGTTCTTACGTTCGGTCTCGCGGTTGGCAGCTTCGATATCCGGGTCCAGATCCATCTTGAGCTGCAGGCTGGAACGGCTGATCAGTTTACGGTCATAAAGTTCGATGAGCAGTTTTTTGAAGTCAACGGCATCGCTTGGATCGAGGTCATTGAAGATGAATTGCAGGGACTTGTCGGCATGGCCTTTCAGCTCCATCCAGTCATCGAAAACCCAGTCGAGCAGTTTGCGGGCGGCCTGTTTGATCTCCCGGATCATGACCATCATCTTCTGCATACTCACAGAAGCCGTGGAAAAGTTGGGACCGTCGCCGGTCACCAAGGACCGGGAAAGGCCCAGTGCCACCACAATGTCTTCTTTGACCTCCTTGACCTTGTCCTCGACGTTGAGTACCTGGCCATCGGTGCCATGGGTTTCCACATTCACATAGAACGGGACCACAAGGCCGCTTTTCATATCCATCTTGTTGACCATGTCACGGACCTGTTCCAGCATCCGCTGATCCGGCATTACCATCTTCTGTCCGAAGGCACCGCCCACTTTGAGCAAACGGAACGGAGTGGCCCAGCGCTTGGCAATAGCCTGTTCGGCGCGGCGATAGTCACGCAGCAGTTCAATGGCCTGAAAGGCGGGCAGAACCAGAGAATTGCCTCTTGGTGAAAAGCCCGGGGCATCCCATTTCAGGTGGATGACCTGATCCACCGGAAGGTCAATGGGTTCACTGGCCGAGCCTGAATCTTCGGCATATTGCTTGGCTTCGATAAGCTCGCCTTGGGCATACTTCACCTTCACCGAAACCGGATTGACGCATACCACTTCCTCGATGTCCTGACCGGAAGTTGCATATCGTTTGAAGCCGACGGCATCACCTTTAACCAGCAGCTGAAGGATCATGTCCTTTATGAACTCCGAGACATTGAGTCGCCATGCGGTGCTGACCGCATCGTCTTTCAGCGTCTCGTCATCACTGGTAATTTTAATCTCATCCCCGACCGCAAAGGTGCGCCATGAATTGACACAGTTCTTTACCAACGGCTCTTCGACATAGTATTCCCAAGCCTTTCTGGCTCGCTCTTCCCATGTGGCCGGAACCGCGTCCGACGCGTTTACCTTGCTGAAGGCTGATGCATCGAGGGCTGCCGCTGCGGCCATGGGCACAATGGCGTATCCATTGGATTCGTTGTCAGGCTGCTCGGTATCTGGCTGGGCGTTTGTATCCACGTAATCCTCTCGGGTTATTTCCGGTTTAACGGCCGCACATCTCCCCGCTGTGGGGCGATCACGGCAACACTGGGGTTACTTACCGGAGGGAGAATAAAAACGT